CTGACTTGCAAAAAACCAATGAGAGAAATGGTATCATCGACTTCATGAAGATTCTTAGGGTAATGCCATCGTTTGACATCATTGAGTTTGGTCTTGATGATATTGTTCGTTCTGGTCTCTGTAAGGAATATCTTTTTGCAAAACACGAATTAGGTTATTGATGTTTAATCATGTTGATCTGGATCTCCCTGCCCTTAGCAGGGAGACTATTGATGGAGTCCGTTATTATCAAGTGCCAGATGCCGATGAGTTACTGAAACTAGTATCCATTACTTCTGTCACTAGTCACAAGAACCGTGCCTTCTTTGCTAAGTGGCGTAAGAAGGTTGGCGAAGAGACTGCGGATCGAATTACTAGACAAGCAACTAGTCGTGGTACAGACATGCACACTCTTACTGAGTGTTATCTAAAAAATGAAGGTTTACCTGAAGTTCAACCACTATCAGACTATCTTTTTAAGATTGCTAAACCAGAATTAAACAAGATTGACAATATTCATGCTTTAGAAAGTTCTCTATATAGTAAGGTTCTTGGTGTAGCTGGAACCGTAGACTGTATTGCCGAATTCGATGGCGAATTGGCAATTATTGACTTTAAGACCTCAAAAAAACCAAAACCAGTAGAGTGGATTGAACATTATTTTGTTCAGTGTATGGCGTATGGGTGTATGCTCTATGAGCTCACTGGTATATCAGTAAAAAAACTTGTCATTATTATGGCATGTGAAAATGGAGAATGTGTTGTTTATGAAGAGCGCGACAAAACCAAATACATTAAGCTACTCCAAGAGTACATTAGAGAATTTCTTAACTACAAACTGGAGACCTATGCCCAGTAAAAATGAAGACGAATTTGAAAAGGTACTGGAGAAAAAGTTTTTTTGTCCCACTAAGTTTGCTCAAGAGATTGAATACTTAGTGAGAGACAATGTGGATATGAATTATATTGATGCTATCATTTACTTTTGTGAGTGTAATAGCATTGATCTAGAGTCAGTCCCTAAACTAATCTCTAAACCTTTGAAGGAGAAGATTAAGTATGATGCAATGGAGTTGAACTTCCTCAAGAGGACCTCCAGAGCAAAATTGATCTTTTAATTCAGAAAAAGTCGGAAAATTTATCGCGGGGAAAATTTCGTGAAAACCCTTTTTGTTAAAATGACTCCCTTTGACGTGTATAAAACTTATCTGGGATTGAAGAATCACTTCACAAAAGATAAATACGACTACCACAGATATAACGGTAAAACTCGTGCCTCTCTACAGTCCTTCTATAAGAGGAAGGATCGTTATTGGTTTGAGAAGATGAGTCGCCAAAAGAACGATCAAGAGGTCGTTAACTTTTTTGTATCTAATTTTGTTGAATCTACGGATGCTAGTGCTATGTGGATTGGGCAACTTATCCGTGAAGGGGAATCAACGTATAATTCGTGGAAGAAGCGGAATGAGTCTTTAAGTTATATTTTTAAAAACGAGTCTACTGACTTGTTGAGTGAATATGATGTTGAGGATGTTTTTGATTGTAAGTCGGGTCACCCACCCCTTCTCAAAAAACATCTAAGTGGTGATATTTGCATCGAGACGTTAGTAATATATAATCGTATTTTTCAGTTCAGTAAGGATTTTGACAAAAAACTGCAGGATCCTATTTGGGAGCAAGTTTCCAAAAATATTAAGAAGTATGATTCCTTCCTAAATATTGATATCTTTAAATTCAGGAAAATTTTAAAGGAGTGCGTTTTATGACATTTTTTGACTCAGATGTTGTGCGGGCAGAAATTGTCCATATTAACGATCTCCAAGAAAAACTGTATAAAAACATGTTCAGTTTTTATCAGATGAATAAAGATGATAAATTGGCACACGTTGACCTCTTGTCACAACTGATTGACAAGCAAAAAGTCCTCTATGCTAGATTGTCTCTGTCTGACGATCCTGAGGCACAGAAAATGAAGGCAAATATCGTAAAATCTGCTGCTATGCTGGGTATGCCAGAGAACGTTGACATGAATGTGATCTTCAGTAACATGGAGAAACTGGTTGGTCACATGAAGGAGCAGGTCGAAGAAAAAGAAGTTTGACAACTAAGGGCACTTGCACTATTATAGGTCCGTACTCGCCGCAAGTGCCCTATCGGGTACACACAAGCCGAATACAAACAAATCCGAGGTAATCCAATGTCTTTCGCAAATCTTAAGAAGCAATCCTCTCTTGGTTCTTTGACTCAGAAGTTGGTCAAAGAAGTTGAGAAGATGAATAGCAATTCCAGCGGCGGTGATGATCGTCTTTGGAAGCCCGAAATGGATAAAACGGGCAACGGTTATGCCGTTATTCGATTCCTCCCCGCTCCCGATGGAGAAGATCTTCCCTGGGTGAAGATGTACTCTCACGGATTCCAAGGTCCTGGCGGTTGGTACATTGAGAACTCTCTGACTACTATTGGTCAGAAAGATCCTGTGTCTGAGTACAACCGTACCCTGTGGAACAGTGGTAATGATAAGGATAAGGAGATTGTTCGCAAGCAAAAGCGTAAACTCTCTTACTATGCGAACATCTATGTTGTAAAGGATCCTGCCAATCCTGCAAATGATGGCAACGTCTTCCTCTTCAAGTTTGGTAAGAAGATCTTTGATAAGATCATGGCAGCAATGCAACCTGAGTTTGAAGATGAGACTCCTATCAACCCCTTTGACTTCTGGCAAGGTGCGAACTTCAAACTGAAGATTCGCAAGGTTGATGGTTATTGGAACTATGATAAGTCTGAGTTTGATTCTCCTTCAGCACTGCTGGACGATGATGATGCTCTGGAAGCACTCTGGAAGACGCAGCACTCTCTCGCTGCAATGACTGCTGCTGATCAGTTCAAGACCTATGAGCAACTCCAGACCCGTCTGGACTACGTTCTTGGTCGTAAAGGCACTCCTCGTCTTCAAAACATGGATGAAGAGGTCTCTGATGAAGACAACATGCGTGGTAACTTCGCTCCTAGTTTTGGCAATCGCCAACAGGAGTCTGAACTTCCCTCAAATCTGAAGCAAGAGCTTGACAATCTTGGTACTAGTTCTGACTTCAACGCACCTGACATCACTCCTAAAGCATCTTCTGATGATGGTGATGATGACGCACTGTCCTACTTCCAACGTCTCGCTGAGAGTTGATTATGGGTGATGCACTTGATGCTTGGATGAAACTAGATTATGGAGAAGGGTTCCTCTTCTCCCTTTGGATCATCGGAATGTATTACATCAAACTTAGGATGGACAAATATATTCGATGAGGTGGACCTATGAGAGAGCCTGTTTGACTCTTCTGGTTATTGCTACTTATTATAATCTAATCAAGAACCATTAGTTGTATAATCTAGGGTTATCACCCTTCTTAAGGGATCTGGAGACATAACCTCCAGATCCTTTTTTATATGGCATGATATCTTCTAAGTCATTGAATAGCATACCAAGATACTCTTTTTTAAGAACATATATTTGTCTTTTTTCGCTTTCTTTTTTATCTTCGTACTGATAATTTGTTATAGGTACAGAAGATAATCTGCCATTAATTTCAGTCAATTCATCTGCTACTTCATCAAAGTAGACAGTCCCGAATGTTATTCTTCTTCTCCAATTGAATCCATCAAACTTCCATTCTTGACCATTTCTCTCATATACTTCATCTACTTGTGGTGTATATGTTGGTCCTGGTTTACTGAAGAAGAGTTCTGGCATTGAATTATAACCTCTTCCAGGATTTGTCAATGTAATTTCTTTTACTCCTCCATTCTCTGTTTTTAAGACTGCTTCGGCAGTAATTGGAGGTAATGGATTTTCTACAGTTGCAATTGGTGCAGTTCTATAATTGTATCCACGGTCTTGTATTACAACCTGGTTTACGGAACCATTGACAATCGTAACATAACCCTTTGCAGTTCTATGTGGGATTGGTGGTTGAATTACTATCGATGGTAGTGGTGCGGTTGTATATCCAGATCCAGGTTTTGTGACTGTAATATCAACAATTGTCTCTGCTCTAGTTCCGACACCCACAGTTGCAGTTGCTTTTGCAGTAACATCAGTATCATATGTGTAGATTCTTCTGTTAATTGAACCACCAATGAAGAATAAAGTTTCAAAGGGATTTGTAAATACATCTAATGGTGTTGAATCTCCACTAGCAGATTGAACGTTTAATACGCCAAGTAAAGATAGTGCAGAAAGATCCCAAGCAGTACCTAATGTAATTACGAACGTTGAGTTGTTATCCGTACCACTAACATACATTTTTGTGCCATCATCTTTAAAAGAGAAACCACGAATTGATGATTCTGTTGGTTGGCATATTACGGATACATTTGCTGTTTGTACTGGAAGTGGGAAGATGGAAGTTATATCCCAAGGAACAGTACATTCATATTTTTTGATTGTGTCTGGATCTTGAGTATCAAGAACAAACATATGATCGCCATTATCTTGGAATCTAACTCCTGCCAGTGCAGGGAAGCTAACGTTACCTGCCAATGTTGCAGTGAGTACATCCCATGGAGTACTTAAGTCGTACTGAGCAATTTTATTACCAGAATTGGTTAGACCACTAACATACATCCTTGTACCATCTGGTTTAAACTCAACGCCAGTAGCATATGTGAAGTTAAGACCGCCAGTATTTAAGGTAAGGACATTTACTTGAGAGGCAGTATTTGGATCATAACCACTACTCATCTCATATTGTTCGATAGTTCCTTGAGTATAAGAATTTGCACCATGAGCAGTGTAGAAGTAAGTACCTGCAGGATCCATGTACCAACCTTCAAAACCACCATCAACAGTTACGCTACCGTTATTAACAAAAACAGCACTCTCAATGACATTTGGTGGGGGTGGGAAGGTAACTATAGGCGTGAATGTATATCCATCACCTGCAGATGTAATGCCAACACTTTGAATTGTTCCACCAGCACCGATCACTGCTTCAAGAACTGCAGGAACCGTTGGAGGAGGCTCACTAAATGTTAACAATGGTTGGAATGTATAACCAGTTCCTGCATCAACGACAGTTATAGTTCCAATCTCTCTATCATCTGGTGGGACATTGAGTGTAGTGGTAATTGTTGCTAATCTTGGATTTGGTGGATCTGCAAATGTCACCTCTGCAAATGCTGTATATCCTGTTCCTGGATTAGTAATTGTTAACGTCTTAACTTCACCACTAACTGGATCATATGTGCCTGTTCCTGTTGCAAAATCTCCAGGAATTTCTGATGGTAAAATTACACTTGTATCTAACTCAATCTCATATTCTGGTGCATTGAAGAATCCTTCATTGACTTCAACACCACCTTCTAAGATTACATATCCATTTCTGGATTTAGTTTGAATGGTTTCATAATGATGAATACCATTATATAATGTATTATAGTCCCCATACTTTTCTATGAGATGCTTATCAAAAGCATATTGTGTTTTTGGCCATTCTTCATATACATTATGAATATTATTTGATAAGAGAACCACCCAATCTAAAGAAGAATCTCCATACAACTTATCCGCGACCTGATCTGGTCGCTCATCACCAACGATAGTATACTTATTGAAGTAACTTATACTTTGGAATATATCTTCTCTTATTCTTGCACGCTTAAATAAGTTCTTTGTGACTGTGTAGTCATTCAAAGAATTATTCTCAAGATCTCTTGAGATATATGCAATGCTTGGAACGTGGGTAAAGTAATTTGCCATTTATCAGTATCCGATTGGGTGTTCAGCGTTAGTTCCTTCGTTATAATCTTTAGCATATATTGGAACGAGTTCCATGAATTGCAGTTGTAAATCATATGAGAACATGGAACCGTCGTCATATCTCATATACGTTCCATCTGGCGTATAGTCTACGGTACATGCTTGTAAAGCACAGTCCTTAATAAGATTTATACCAGAGTGCTGTTGACCACCCTTAAAGTATTCAATTCTGAA